ACACCCTTCTCCGAACCCGCTCGCGCCCACTCCCGAGCCACTCCCAAGAGCGTGCTATCGGGCAGATACTCCGCGTCCATCAGCCCTCTCCGTTCCCTGAGTCGAACCGCTGTTCAGTCAGCAGACGCTCCTGGGTGAGTCTCCGAGAGCCCAGTTCCGCCATCATCTTGGCCATGTCGATGAAGCTCCTCAGCTGACCCGTCCTGAACTTGTAGTACGGGCTGCCCCTGATCACGCGCCTGTTCTGCTCCTCGTGATGGATGAGCATGTCAATCTCCTTGGCCCGCGCGTAGTAGGCCGCGGCAACCTCCATCAGATCGAGATAGAAACCGTCAATCTCCAGTGGAGGGTCAGCCCTGCCCAGTATGACGTTGGCGTACCCCAGCAGCTCGTCGTGCAGCTCATCTACGCTCGGCAGACCCTCGAGCGTGGTGACATCGGTGAGCCGGTGCGAGAACTTCATGGTGGGCGCTATCACCTGCTGCACCACGGTGGTCTCGTCCGGGATGATCCTCACTCTCCCCACTCCTCCAGACACTCCGAGCACATGGTGTAGCCCTCACACACCAGGTCGTTGCCACACTCGGTGCAGATCTCCTCGCTCACCGCTTCGCCTCATCCCAGCCGTGTACGTACAGGCACCTGTCCCGATACGGGCAGCTGTGGTACTTCCAGCCCTTCTGGTCCATGCAGTCGCTCAGGGGCTCACTCAGCACCTCTGCCCGCGTGCTCTGCCACATGGTCTCGGCCTTGCTCACCATCTCCGTCATCGGCAGGTCATCAGGGCCCACCACGATCTCGGTGTACTCCTGGGTGTCCTTGTTCTCGTAGATGAAGACGCCCTTCTCCAACCCCGAGCACAACATGTAGGTGGCCATCTGATAGAGGTGAGGGATCAGTGGTCCGAAGGTCGTCACACGACTGAATCCGTTGCTGTTGATGCTCTTCAGCTCGAGGATGGAGGAGTCGTACAACACACCATCCATCGTACCCATCAGATGGTATGCATCTGACTTCACCGCTACCTCGGCGTGTCGCAGCCAGCCCTCGGTCAGACCCTCCATCTGCCAGCGCAGGTGCATGAAGGAGCCGTTCTGCACCTTGGCCATGTTCTTGGCGTCCATCGGCAGCCTGGGCATCCCGATGTACACGAACTGCTGGTACCTCTCACACTCCCCCAACGAGGACGCTGAGATGGTGCCCTGGCGCTTCCGGTCCACCTTCCCGAGCTGTGACTGCGCGAAGTCGATGGCGCGCTGGTTGTACATCGGCTCACCGTGCGTCAGCCACGCCTCGTGGCGCTTGGACACCACCAGGTTGGACTCGGTGTGCTTGATGGTCTCGGAGAACCTCACTTCAGCACCCGCTTCACCGCTGCCAGATCGGTGTGCGCCCGAGCCATGCTGACGTGGATCGCCACCAGCGTGAGCTCGTCGTCACTCTGGGCCATCGCAGCCTCTTGCTCGGCCTCCTTCAGCAGCATCTCGGCCTGAGATAGGTGCTCCTGCCAGTTCATGCGTCTGCTCCGTACTTCTCGGTGAGGTACTCATCGGGCCCGGTGTACAACGGCCTGCCGTTGGGTCCGGTGATCACGTAGCCACTGATCAGCAGCCCACTCGCGAAGGCGTTCTCCTGGTCGTGAGCCATCGCGTGGTGGTCACGGCACAGCCTGATGTGGTGGTAGGTCTCGCCGGCCTTGTCCAGCACATGCCCGCCACGCCCTCGGGTGAGCTTGTGGTGGAGCTCTGCGTTCTCAGCACCACACGGCACGAACATCACCTCGTAGTACTTCCGCCCTGTCTTCTGCTGGCTCACCAGGGCCTCACACCTATGCATGGAGTTTCCTCACGTTGATCAGCGTGGTCAGGGCTCCTGATACCCAGAGTCGTCCGAGGATGCCAGTGAGAGACTCAGGACTTCCGTCGTACTCCTTGTGTCCAGAAACCGACACGGTGGCGGCTCGCTGCACAAGATCGTCCAGGTCCTCGAAGGGCTGGAGGGCAGCGAGCTTCTGGGCACTGATTCCGCCCACACCGTCAATGGACTGGAGTCCCTTGCGGATCGCATCACGCCGGGTGTCGATGGTGTAGGTAGCACCGCTGATGTTGATGTCGGGGGCCAGGACACGTACGTCACGCACCCTGGTGGCCTTGATGTAGCGGGCCTCCTTCTTCCCCTCTCCGCCTGCTGCCACGCCCAGGAGCGCCGTGTGGTACTCAACCGGGTGACGAGCAGCCAGATACGCCGCGCGGTACGCCGTGATGCCGTACACAGTCGCGTGAGCACGGTTGAAGCCGTACTCAGCAAACCCAGCAATCGCGTCGTGAAGGTAGTCCTGGTCATCCTGTGTCATCCCGATCTGCTCGCACGCCACGGTGATCCACTGCTGGTAGGACTCGATCACATGACCCGCGGACCCGATGTCCTTGTTGGAGGCCTTCACCGCCTTCAGGAACGCCGTGAGGTTGTCCGCGTTCATGCCCAGCGCCCGCAGCAGGTCGATCACCTGCTCCTGGTACAGCATGATCCCGTTGGTGTCCTTGGTGACCCGCATCAGCAGCTCATGACGCAGCGGCAGCCCGGCACGGTTGTGCTTGCGCGCGATGAAGGCGTTGGTGGCACCGGTGTTCATGGTGGCCGGCCTGAACAGCGCCATGGCCGCGATCACGTCCTTGATCGTGGTCGGCTTCAGGTCACGCAGCCCACGCTGGGTGGCGTAGCCCTCGAGCTGGAACAGACCATCGGTGTTGCCCGAGCGGATCAGGTTGTAGGCCTTCCCGTCCTTGTACTCAATATCGGCGATGCGCGCGATGGGCAGACCGAGTAGCCGCATGGTGCGGTCGAGCACGGTGAGCGTCTTGGAGCCCAGCGCATCGAGCTTGACCAGGCCCAGAGCCTCGATCTGGTCCTTGGAGTACTGGGTGACGAAGCCCTTGCGCGAGGCGATGTAGGCCATCGGCACCAGCGCATCGAACTCGGCCTGGGTGGAGGTGAGCACGATGCCGGCAGCATTGGTACCCATCCCGCTGTGCAGGTGACGCTCGCTCAACGAGGTGAGCATGTCGTGGTCGGACTGGGGAACTTCACCCCACGAGGTGGCCCCATCATCCTTCTTCTGTGATGCAGTGAAGTACCGGACCCGTAGGGATCCTCGTTGAGTCTCACCGGTCTCGTCCACGGTGTCGTTCAACGAGTACGTGGCCCACGACCCAATCTGGTGAGCTGTGAACCGTGTATCAAGCATCGCGAGGAGCTCATCACGACGATCGTGGGCCACATCCAGGTCCACATCCGGAGGCTTCGTCCGGTCCTTGCTCAGGAACCTCTCGAAGCGCAGGTTCCACTTGATCGGGTCCACGTTGGAGATGCCCAGCATCCAGCACACCAGGGAGCCGGCGGCGCTGCCACGGGTCTGGAACATGATGTCCTCTGCCCGCAGCCAGTCGGTCACCTGGGACACCAGCATCATGTAGCCAGCCATCCCCGAGGCGCGGATCACCGAGAACTCCTCAGCCATCTGATCGGCGTACCTCGGGGGTGGTGCCTTCGGCGCGAAGTGACCCTCCAACGCCGCCGTGCAGCGTGCCTCCATCGCGCGCTGCGGGTTCTCGACTACCTCCGGGACGGAGTAGGAGTAAGAGTCAAGGACAGGGATCTCGAGTGTGTGGCGACCGAGGAGATCTGCCAGTCCTTCCACTCCTCGCGCAAGGCGACGTTCACGATGACGACCCTCAATCCATGATGCATCACAGACGTGGAAACCGTCCCCGGGGAAAACGGCATCGTCTGGGTCAGGTCCGAAGGCGACAAGTCGCTTGAGTCCGTCGTGGTCGGGGCGGTCTTCTGGGTCCAGGTAGTGACTGTCCTGCGTGATGACGACCGGGTGACCCGTTCCATCAGCCAGGTGTACCAGGCCATCTGCCAGCTCATCGTCCGTCGACCCCTCGTCGTGGGTGATGTTGTGGTTCTGGATCTCCACGTACACAGAACCGGGGAACCACTCACTCAAGGTGTACAGGAACTGTCGAGCCGCGTCCTCTCCATCGTGGAGCAGGGTCTGGGCCAGATATCCGTAGTAGCAGCCGGTGTTGATCGCCAGCCCCTTCGTACGACCGTCCTCGGCCAGCTGGGCCAGCATCTGGTAGTCCACCAGGGGCTTCCAGTGGTGGTTGCGGTGGCTCATCGTGGAGAGATTGACCAGGTTGCGGTACCCCTGCGTGGTGTACGCGGAGACACCCATGTGGAACATCTGGGACTTGATGTCCTTGGCCGCACGGGCCTTCCGGTACGCAGCGGTGTCGGGCACGAAGTACATCTCTGACCCGGGGAAGGGGGTCACGCCGTGCTTCCTGCACTCCTGGTACAACTCCACGCTCGCGGCCATGTTCCCGTGATCCTGCATACCCACAGCCCTCTGGCCCATCGCAGCCACCTTCGCCACGATCGCCGGCACCGAGGCCATCGCGTCGTTGACCGAGTACCGGGAGTGGGTATGCAGAGACCACCAGGCAGGTGGCGGAGTCGGGATGATCCGCCACCTGCGAGTCGGGATGATCCTCAACGCTGGAGCTCCATCAACCAGTCGACCACCGCGTCGGTGGTGGTCAGGGTCGAGGGTGGGACCAGCTTCATGCTGCTCTTGATCAACGCCAGGAGGGCACCATGTGACATCTTCCGAAGGTCTGCCTCCTGGAAGACATCCTCCGGCTTCTCAAAAGGGGGCTCCTCCGGCTGTACGACAGGGGTAGGAGCGATCGTGGGACGCACGGTGGCAGTGGGCTCCGCCGGTGCGCTCTCGATCGCCTGACGGTTGGCCTTGGCCTGGTCGTTCTCACCCCAGGCGTCATCCCATGCCTTGGCCAGCATGGACTCGATGTCCTTCCACTCCGACTTGTGCAGGTCCACCGGGATGGGCGTGCTGCCCTCCACGTCGAAGTCGTAGCGGTCCTGAGCGGTCTTGAACCGGGTGATCGTGTAGTCACGGTCAGTGACCGTGCCGAAGCGCTTGTACCGGTTCTCGAGCTTCTCGCTCACCATCGGGCCGATCTTCATGGCGTCCACGTACTCGGTGCCGTTGAAGGAGTGCAGGATGTTGAACGCGATCTTCCGCGAGGGCTTCTTCACCCGGTCGTTGGTGGACGAGCAGCCACCACAGTCCTCGATCGGGTCGCTCGCATCCCGAGGACACGGGAAGCTCACCCCACCGGGGGTGTAGTGCTCCCAGTAGTAGACCCACTCATCGGGCTCCTGCAGGATGCGGAACGTCTGGTCCCCATCCTTGAGGTAGCGGATGTAGTCACCACCACTACCGCGTCCCGGCTCTTCTGCCGCCTCTGCTGCGCTCTTCCCGAACCTCATGCGTTGAACCTCCGTACCGTCTCTACTGCCTGGGCTACTGCTCTCATGACGCTCTCGTTGACATGGCCTACGGCCCTGGTCCTCGCGTCTGCTGCTACTTCGCCTGGACGCACCTTCGTGATCGCCTCGTACTTGACCCACGACTTGTCGTAGCCGACCTTGATCTCGTGGGTCACACCCACCGTGATCTGGTCGCCGGCGTACAACTCGTAGACCTCCATCCCAACCGGTTCGTTCACTTCGTTCCCTTCTGCTTCGGGATCCTCTTCCCGAAGTACTCCGCGAGCTCCTCCACATCTGCGGGGGTGTACACCCAGATGATCAGCTCGCCGCTCTTCGCCGCCTTCGAGGGCGCGACGAAGCGGTCGTTGCCGTCCGCATCCTTCGCGCGCGCCAGCCGGCGGATGGTCTCGATGTTCACGTCGAACTTCGCCGCCACATCGCGTGCCGTGAGCAGGCCAGGCGGCAGCGCCTCGATCATCCGAGTCGCGGGGGCCTTGCGTGGGCGCTGCTTGACCTCGGCGGCGTCCACGATCTGTGGCTGCTTCATACTTCCTCTTCCTGCTCGTTGGAGGTGGTGCATGGCCAATGCCAGGTACCCCCGGTGTGCTCGTCGGACTCCCGTACGTACTGGTCGAAGAACAGACCGCTCGGGTTGAGCACGGCCAGACCGATGGTGGGCACGAAGATCGCGGCGTGCTTGCCCACCGGCTCCAGGTGCACCTCGGTGACCACCGCGGCACGGCACTTCGACTTGTACCGACCGTCTGCAGAGCCGTACGACACGTAGTGCACCATCCGGCACACGGTGGGCTGGGTGCTCACTCGGTCTCCTCCTTCATGTGGTTGGCCTCTTCCAGGGCGTCCGCGACCCGATTGACCGCCCAGATCAGCTGGTCGAAGCGGTCCAGGGCCATGTTCATCGCGTCCGTGATGTACGCACCCATCGCGTCACCCATCGGAGACTTCTTTCTCGGTCACGGACAGGTGGGGCTTGTTCGGCTTCCGGGTCACGTACGCGCTGACCACCACCGGGTCGATCAGGCCGGCGTCCATCGCCTTCTCCATCGCAGGACGGTCCAGCACGCGCTTGGTGTACTTGTCGAAGACCTTCGCGCGCAGGGCACGACGTAGGCCCTTCTCGTCGATCACGGTGGTGTGCGCCTGCACGTAGGAGACGGTGTGGGCCACGCCATCGGACTTCCAGCGGTAGCTCTTGCGCTGATCTGCCTCCATCTGCTTCATGAGTTGGGCCTGCGCCTCATCAAGGTCGGCCTGAGCCTTGTCGCGGGCCTGCCGGCAGAGCAGGAACTCTGCGAGCACGCCTTGTGGTGTTTCCATGTCATGCACTCTATACACCGGCGGTCGCAGATACCAGACCATCCACTACTTTCATGCGGCGTGTCGCGCCGATCTCGTCGATGTCCTTGCCCCACGCCTTCGGCCAGGTGAGCCGGGTGACCAGGCGATGCTTGAACGCGCGCTCGGTCATCCGGTACGCCTCCCAGCCCGCGTCGTCCATGTCGTAGGCGGTGTAGATCCGTTCGGGGTCCACCCTGTCGATCAGTCTGACCTGATCCACCGACAGTCGGCTGCCGTAGACGGCGAAGGCGTCCACGCCGGTGTTCCAGAGCGCGATCGCGTCCAGGGCCCCCTCCACCAGGACTACCGCTTCGCGGTGATCTGCGGTGTAGTTGAAGAGGAGTCGACCCACGTCGACACCCTGCGGGTACTTGTACTTCGGTCCTTCATCCCCCGAGTTGCGAAGGACGACGCCCAAGACCCGGCCTCGTGGGTCGCGCAAGGGGTAGGTGTAGGCACCGGACTCCGGATCCGACCCAAGACGGAACCGTCGAGCTGCTGCCTCACCTACCCGCTCCATCCAGTACGGGTGCACCGGGCCGGCGTCGTACAGCGACAGCCAGGACTCCGGGTAGATGTGGCCCTCGTCCAGCTTGTTGTCCAGCCACAGCTTCATGGTCTGGTAGTCAGGCTCGGCCAACAGGGCCTCACCACTGAGGGTGCCGTGGGCGTGGCAGGTGTAGCAGTACCAGGCCTTCTTGATGATGTTCACCGAGGCGGACGGGCGGGAATCCCCATGCTCGGGACACAGGAACGCCCGCTCGACTCCGCGACCGTACCGCAGCGCCTCAGCGAGCGTGTGTGCGCGGTACATAGACATGGTGGTAGCCGTTGCAGTGCGGGTGGATGCAGACCCAGGTGTGCGTCCCCCAGGTGATGGTGTGGTAGATCGGCCTGGTGGCCACAGCAGTGCTCACAGCGTGTCCTTGCTCTTGATCACCCGCAGTGCAGGTGGGTTGGGGTTCTCCGACAGCACCTCGGCGTTGATCACCAGGTCCTCGGCGTGATCCGCGGAGATCTCGGTGAAGGAGCCGGTGTTGGGCCCGAAGGTCGTGTAGAAGCGGATCCCCGAGGACCCGTGCCGGTTCTTCTCCAGGGAGAAGTCCGTGGCCACGTCGTGTGGCTTCGAGCGCATCGTCAGCACCACGTCGGCGTCCTGACCGAGCGCGTCTGACTGGGAGAGGTTCTTCACCTTCGGTGGTGCGTTGCCGGTCTCCCCCTCGCGGTTGATCTGAGCGGCGCACAGCATCGCCGTGCCCTGGGAGAGAGCGATGTCCTTCAGGGCGTTGGAGATGCTCGCCATCACCCGCCAGTCGTCGATCGCCCGACCACCGCCGTCCTGGTGCATCAGGCCCACGTAGTCGACCACCGTCAGGTCGTACTCACCGCAGCGTGCGGCCACCGTCGAGGGAGACACCGGGCCGTCCGCCGGCGTGTGCACGTCCAGGTGGCCACCGGTGTCCTTCATCCGATCCGCGAGCTCACCGATGAACGTCTTGTACTGCTCCCGGTCCACCGTGCGGTCACGCAGCCCGGACAGCGTGATCGCGGGGTAGCCCATCTCGGTGGCCATACATGCGTGGAACCGGGCCCTGACCTCTTCCTCGCTCATCTCGAGGGAGTGGAACAGGACCCGGTTCCCAGACAGCAGACCCTTCTTGGAGATCACCACCAGGTGGGCGCTCTTGCCCTGGCCTGGCCGACCGGCCACGTACCAGAGGTTGCCCGACCTGATCCCGCCCGTGAACCGCTGCAGGGTGGGGTAGGGCAGCTCCACGAAGTAGCGGTGCTCACCCCAGGCGTTGAGGTGCTCGTGGTCGGTGAGCAGCGGGCGTGGCGGGGACAGCGCGTGCTTCGGCTTCGCCTCGGTCAGGATCTCGTAGGCCGCGGCAGCGTCGTTGATGTGCAACTGGTCCGCGGCCTCGGTCATCGCCATGGTGATCCGACGACGGTTCGCGGCCTGGTGCACCATCTCGCAGGCCGAGCGGACGTTGGTGTGCTCGGAGATGAACATCTCGGGGAACTTGTGCCGGAAGATGTCGATGCTCGGCTGGCAGTCGTAGGTCTCCACGTAGGTGAGCAGCCAGGTGTACTCGTCCTTGAACCCGAGGAAGTCAGCTATCGCGATCCCGTACTTCACCTCCTCCCCCACGCTCTCGGTGTTGACCAGGGCTGAGATGAGTAGGGCTTCTGCGGCTACGGGCACGCGGGGTCTCCTGTCATGTATGCACTACACCATATGTAGTACATGGAGTGAGTGCAACAGTCAGAGCGTGGTGCGGAAGTACGGCATCTGATTCGTGTCAGGCCAGACCCAGCAGCGCGAGCCGTGGTGACGTACGACCTGGACGCCTCCGTTGTGCTCGCAGGGACGACGGGAGTCACAGATGTAGCAGTACGCGCGCCTGATCTCGATGTGGGGTGCGTCCGGATAGCAGGTCCTGCAGGGCCGGACGAACACCTCGTCCAGGTCCACCGCGATCAGCGGGTGGGCCTCGCCGTAGGCGGGCTTCTTGCGGAGCTGCCGGCAGTCCGGGCTGGCGTGGAAGCGGTTCCGATTCCTCGAACGTTCCCGCATCCAGACCATCGGCATCTGCCGAACGTACTCCTGTTCGAGTGACCAGGGAACCACCATCTATGGATGGTTCAGGGAGTGCTGGATGTGGTGCATGACAGCCACGATCATCAGTGCACTCAGACGGACCACGGCGTACAGAAACCCCAGCAGGAGCGCCAGGCAGAAGAGCCCCAAGATCACTTCATACCACTGCCAGGACCACCATGGCCGGCCTCGCATGAGTCCTCCCCGAGACGTGAGGAAGCCCCCGGTGTCATCCCGCTACGAGAGTGTGTCCGGGGGCTTCCACAACGCACTCGTGGGGAGTACGTTGCGACTGTTGTGTACGCGGAGTAGAGCATAGCTCCTCACCGCGTCAGGGTGTACCCCACTACGCCCGTTCTGGCGAAGAGGCTCACGTCCTCTGACAGAATCCGGAAGTTTCGGTAGCCGGACGGATTCCATGGGACCGAACCCACATCAGGGCTCTCGCGCGCGCGCGTCTAGGAGGTAGGCATCTATGAGTGGTGGTCCAGGCAAGATGAAGAGCTTCAAGGCGAAGTTTCCAGGGAAGTGCCAGGAGTGTGGTGATCCCATCCAGATCGACGAGTTGATCTGCAGGTGGGGATCCAGTTGGGCACATGCAGAGTGCTGCAACATCATCTTGGAGAAGGATTGGGAAGCTTCCCAACATCCCAAGAAATCTCACAAGCCCAATGAGTGGAGAAGAGGGAAGAGCCCAGGCTCCTACGGGTAGGCCTACTGGCCATTCTGTACACACACAGCCACACTCAGATCACGATCCACAGGTGCCCTCTGGTGGACAGCCACCACCTGGAAGGTGAACCCAACAGGACATGCCCCTGGTGGAGTACTGGGTCCGGGTGGTCCGATAGGACCTCGAGGTCCAGTAGGACCCCTGGCTCCGGGTTCTCCACGGTTTCCCTTCTGCCCAGGTCGTCCTACTGGGCCTCTCTTTCCTGGCTCACCCTGTAGCCCTCTGGCTCCTACGGCTCCTCTGGGCCCAGTGGCTCCTACTGGTCCTATAGACCCTGGTGGACCAGTGATGGTGGCTCCATCAGCGCCATTTACGCCATTGGCTCCTGGTGGGCCGGCAGGCCCACGAGGGCCCACGGGGCCGGTAGGCCCCGGAGTGGGCTGGAGTGTGCTTTGAGGTGCAGGGGTGGGTAGGAGTGTGGAGGTAGGGGTCGTCACCACGGCAGAACCAGTGTTGGGGTCGATGTCATTGGCCTTGGCCAGAGCAGGTACCACGAACAGAGCAGAGAGCATGGCTCCGGCGATGAGGAGTCCGGAGAGTGTGTACCTCAGCCAGTAGGGCATCAGCCGTCCTTGTCGGGGATGTCGGTCACCGACTGCTGCTCACTCACGACCTTGGTGTCTGTCCTCCCCGCCAGATACCCGGCCAATAGGCCGACCATGGTGTTGAGTATGCCGGTCACTCGAGAGATCCAGACAGAGACATCAACCTGGGGCCTGAACAGCACCACCATCGCCACGATGGCTCCGGAGGCGATCACACCGAAGCAGACCGTGCTGGCGATCATGATCACCATCAGCTCACCAGTAGGCCGGTCTCTCAGTCTGGGCATCCGAGTGCCTCCCCTCACCTCACGGTAACGACGAGCGCTCCTCGTTACGCTGAGGCCATGGTGGCTGTCCCGCTAGGACCGGCTCCGGTCGACATCACTGGTGTCCGTGCCGGTGACAAGAACGAGTTCCAGATCACCCTGGTCTCCGCCGGCAGAGGACTGGACCTGACCGGGATGACTCTGAAGGCCTCGGCCAAGAAGACCAAGACCGACACCATCTCCCTGGATGCCATCGTGACCGTCACCGATGGTCCGAACGGTGTGGTGCTGCTGAGGTGGCCTGGGGATGCAGTACGGACCTGGATGGGCACCAACCTGACCCAGAAGGGCGTCTGGGACATGCAGATGAAGTCCGGGACCAACGACCCGATCACGGTGGTGGCTGGGGACTTCTCCTCGGAGATGGACGTGACTCAGTGATCGAGGTAGTAGCCGAGTTCAAGCCGGTCTCTCTGACCGTGGACATCGAGACCGCCACCGTCCTGGTGGCCAACCCCATCCCCGCGGTGTCGGTGAACGTCCCCATGCTCACGGCCACCATCGGCGTGCCTGGTCCCTCTGGGCCTACTGGGCCGGCAGGGCCCATCGGGATGCAGAAGGTAGTACACGGCTCTGACCCCAACGTGGCTCGTCCTGCTGTACCGGTCGTGTACTGGGTCGGTACGGTCCAGCCAGTCAACGCCGACCCCGACGACCTGCTGATGTTGAAAGGAACCTGATGGCTGAGGAACGCCCCGAGCGGATCTGTGATGTCTGTGGTCTCACCGACACCGATCCCCGGCATGTGGTGGGGATGGATGACGGCTCCACCCAGACCCGGCACCTGCAGTGCTGTGTGACCGCCGGCTGCCCCGATGGCACCTGCGATGACCTGATGGCCGAGGCCGGCGATGTCGTCGGTGTAGAGCTCATCGACTTCCTGACATCCCAGCCAGCCCCGGAGGAGTAGAGATGGCACTAGATCAGGCCCGCTGCAACGAGCTGCTGGCGTACGTCCACGCTGGTGGTGCACCGCCCACGGTCACCGCACCCACCAGGGTCCGGCTGATGACCGCCAACGGCACGTCGACCACCAACGGCACCGAGGTGGCCACCGGAGGCGGCTACACAGCTGGTGCTGGCGCTCCCTCGGTGACCTGGGCCGCTGCTGCCTCCGGCACTCAGGCCACTAACGCGATCGTGTCCATCACCAACTACCCGCGTGCGGAGACCGTGGTGGGAGCCGAGATCTGGGACTCGACCCCGAAGCGGATCGAGTGGGGAGCTCTGAGCGCATCCAAGACCATGGCAGCTGGTGACACGCTCTCATTCGCCTCAGCGGCGATCTCCTCTGCCCTGAGCTAGTAGGGGGCGGTCATGGCCGTCACCACCTACATCGCCTCGTCCGCAGGCACCACGACGGCTGCCCTGCCCGCAGGCACCACCAGTGGCGACATCGTGGTGGCTCTGGCGTACTCCTCGAGCGCCACCACGCCCGCGTTGCCTGCGGGCTGGACCAACATCAACAACAACGCGGCGACCCCGGCCTCACGGCTGCAGTACCGGGTCTACGACGGCGTCTGGACGATGCCCACGTTCACCAGCGCCGCGGTGACCCATGCGCTGACGATCCGTGGTCAGGACACCACCAGCCCGATCGGGGTCACCTCGATCACCAACGGCAACTCCACCAACCCGGTGTTCCCGGCGGTCACCCTGGTGGACACAGACGGCAGCTCACAGCTGATCAGAGGTCTGAACCACACCCGCGCGGACTCGGTGATCACTGCTCCGGCCAACCACACCTCTCGGCAGGCCTCTGGTACCCAGCCCAGCTTCATGACCTGCACCAAGAACAGCACCGCCGATGGTGCGTCGGCCACGGTGTCCATCTCGCGCGGCACCACCTGGACCCAGTGTCAGGTCGAGGTCAAGTGCGCCTCTGCACCCACCCAGCAGGGCACGCTGGCGATGTCCAGCGCGTCGTCCTTCACCGCGGTTGCAGACCTGACTCCTGCGGTCCAGGGCACCCTGGCGATGAGCTCGGCCTCTACCTTCACTGCGACTGCGTGGCGGACTCCGGTGCAGGCCGGCACCCTGGCGATGTCCAGCACCTCGGTCCTGTCCCTGGAGGGGACAGTGGTCGCTGGTGGACCGTTCACCCCGACCCATCTCACCGGGATGCTGTTCTGGATGGACGCAACCAGCCTCGCCCTGGCTGACGGTGCACCGCTAGCATCCTGGCCGGACTCCTCAGGCAACGGTTTCGACGCCACTCCCTCCGCCGCCACGGCGTACTACGACGCTGCTGGGATCAACGGGCACCCGGCGGTCCGGTTCGGTCAGAGCGGTGTCACCGAGATGAAGGTCAGCCCAGGTCGGACGGTCGGAGATCGCACCATCTTCCAGGTGGTCAGGACCATCGGCAGCATCGGTGCCTTCGCCACCACCCAACTGCAGAACACCGACCCCTACCTCCAGACCTACAGCACCGGCGGCACCATCCACACCTACACCACACCCGACCTGGACAGCGGGGTGCCGTGGAGCGGGGTCGGCCAGATGGTGACGCTGTGGTGCAACACGTCCGCTCACGCTCATTGGTTGGAGGTGGACGGCACCCAGGTCACCTCGGCGTGGACCCCGGGATCCAGCTCGGCCTACTTCCAGCTCGGTGCCAACTCCCTCGCCCCCTACGGGATGAACGGATGGATCGGCGAGGTCGTCATCTACGACCGGACCCTCACCGACCCGGAGCGCGCGCAGGTACAGGACTACCTGGCCACCAAGTGGGCTTCCACGAGTGTCCCGGTCACCCAGGACGCCGATCTGGTGATGTCCAGTGCCTCGAGCCTGACCTTCGGTGGGGTCAGGGCACAGCCTTCTGCTCTGGCGATGAGCGCTGTCTCCAGCTTGGCCCTCAGTGCAGTCAGGGAGCAGCCTGCGCTGCTACCACTGACCGCGCTGAGCTCACTGAGCCTTGCTGGGGGTCGGACGGCACAGCCCACGCTGGCGATGGTGGCCACCTCTTCGTTCACCGCTCTGGCCACCGGGATCGGGGTGCAGAGCGCCTCTGTCGGCTTCACCAGCACTTCCTCCCTGACCTTCGGTGGAATCAGGGCCCAGCAGCCCACCCTGGCCCTCACAGCGAGCTCCCAGCTGGTCGCTGGGGCAGTGGTCCAGAAGGACGCTGCTCTCGCTCTGAGCAGCGTTTCTGCCTTCTCCACGGCGGGTCTGAGGACAGCTCAGCCGACCCTGGCGATGGTGGCCACCTCCAGCCTGACGGTGGCCGCTACTGGGTTCGGAGTCATCGCCGGCACCCTGGCGATGACCAGCACCTCATCGCTGGTGCTGTCCCCGGTCCGCAGCGTCTCCCCGATATTGGTGATGAGCTCGGTCTCGAGCCTCTCCCTGGCCGGCCTCCGAGCTCCCCAGGGGATACTCAACCTGGTCTCCAGCTCTACCTTGGTCCTGGTGGCCGTGCGGGGGCGCTGGGCGGTGCTCCCCATGGTCACCACCTCCACTCTCAGCAGCGGTGGTCAGCGGTTCGCCCCGGGCATGTCCAATGTGGCCGGAACCGGCTCCCTGCAGTGTCTGGACTACGACGGTCTGTGGTATCCCGTGCGCACAGTGGGTTGACATAATGTCGTGTATGGGGTAATATAGGTATATGAGTGAAAGTAGCTTCAGTGCGAACCACTCAGAAGCTCGGACGCAGGGCGGAAGGGAACGCCGTATACGGCCAGAAGCCCACCGAGCCGGAGTCATCCGGGGTAAGACCCCCGTGACAAGTAGTCACGAAAGGGGGGCACCCGGACCTCCAGAGCAAGCCCCGTTCTTCGGAACGGGGCTCTTGTGCATTTGTAGTGTATATGCTATACTGAACGTAGTTCTTCATGAGGCCTGTCCTCGTGAGGCACTACCCCCCACAGTCCCCGCCCCCATGCGGGGGATGAGGGGTCGGCCCGGTGTCGGAGGTGGTTCATACCATCCTCGACACCGGGTCTTTTTTCATGTCCGGACACCCATGAAAGGAGACACATGAGGACCTATGTGATGTGGACTCACTACGACTGTGAGGTCTACGCCACGCTCCACTCCACGCAGTTAGACGCCTATCGACATCTGGCCTCGAACTGGCTCGACGGCTGCAACGAGGACGACTGTGGTCACGACGAGAACATCCAGGGCTACGGAGATATCGACTCCATCTCCGAGGCTCTGGAGTACCACTACGAGGAGCTGAGCTACATGGTGGAGGAGCACGAGGTGCCGATGGGCCCTCTCCCGCCGCCCGATCCATCCGAGGTCGTGATCGTGCCCGACAAGCAGGTCATGAAGCCGATCGTGGTCACAGAGATCCAGGCCGGCGGTCTGCTGGAGAAGCTCGAGCACTTCTCGGAGGACACATGATCGAGCCGGTCGAGGAGCCGCCCTGGCTCATCGCTCAGATCGACCAGCGCATCGCCGACATCAAGACGGAGATGCTCGATGCCGCTGCCTCCGCGGACGCGCCGTTCGTGATGACCTTCCTCAACGAGCCCGATCCCGGTGCCACCGCTGAGGAGCAAGACCGCTGGGAGCGCTCCTGCGACCACTGCGGTCGGTACTGCCCCGAGGACGGACCGGTGGACTTCTACACCGGCCACGCCGTACGCACCGTCGAGGACCGTCAGGTCCTGATCGCGTTCGGCATCTGTGATGTGTGCAAGAACAACCCGAAAGGAACCCAAGATGTATGACGTGTCGAACGATGAGCTGGCCGACCTGCTGGCCAAGTCCCGGGACCGGCTGAAGGAGGAGGGCTGGGTCAAGGGCGAGTTCCGCCTGGTCGAGAACAAGTACGCCTACGACGACGATAGCGACGAGGCCGAGATCATCGACTATGACGTGCTGGGCTACTGCGCGATGGGTGCTGGCCTCTACGAGCTGGGCATCGACGAGCAGGACTGCTCCTCCGACCGCCGCACCCTGGCTCTGGCCTACGCCCTGGCCAAGGCTGCCGACCTAGATGTCGGTCACACCCCCGGCTTGTGCACCAAGGATGGGATCTGCTCCTGCACCATCAACGCGGTCACCCACTGGAACGACAACGAGGACCGCACCGAGCAGGAGGTCCTGGACGCCTTCATGAAGGCCGAGAAGGACGCCAGGTCGGGGAACGTCGATGAGTGAGCACACCGCCGAGAACGACGCACTGCACTTGTGCTCGCTGGACTGCCCGCAGCCGTGCCCGCATGACCCCACCGCCAAGAATGACGCGGCTCTTGCCGCGCTGGGCCGACTGTTCGATCAGGTGATCCACACGGCGGGCGACGACGCCGGACGCACTCGTGCCACCGAGGACATGTGGACGATTCACGACGCGCTAACCCGCGTCATTCCGCCCGGAAAGGAGAAGAGCCATGAGTGACGAGGTAGCAGACGCTCTGGCCGCGACCAGGGAGTACATCGAGAAGTACGGCCTGTGGAAGGGCACCCTGTTCGGTCCGGACAGCAAGGCCTGCGTGATGGGTGCGCTGACCTGCACCCTGGGGCTGTTGCAGAGGCAGCCGGGTCTTCAAACCGGGATCTTCAAGAGCGAGGTGGGAGCGACGGCGGTCGTCGCCATCTACCGGACGATGAGGGCAGAGGGCATCAACCAGTCCATCCCGGACTGGAACGACGCGGAGTCCACCACCGAGCAGCAGGTCCTGGACCTGCTGGCCAAGGCCGAGAAGATCGAGCGCAACGGAGGAGTGAACCCAGATGAGTGACGAGGTAGCCGACGCCATCGCCAACGGGCGCGAGTACATCGAGAAGAACGGCTGGTGGCGTGGGAATCTGGTGGGCCCGAACGGTCGTCAGGCCTGTGCCCTGGGTGGTCTCCTGCTCGGCAACGGACTGGAGACGAACGTCGTTCTCGAAAAGCACCCGCTGGTGATAAAGGCCGTCAACCGGATCGCTGGCGTGCTGGAGCCCAGCCTGGCCGAGCGGTATGCCAACAGCCAGTACCCGATCCAGTCCCTCATCTGGTCCTGGAACGACTCCAAGAACGACTGCAAGGGCAAGCAGGACGTGCTGGATGTCTTCGCCAAGGCCGAGAAGATCGAGAGGGCCGGGTTCGATCCCGATGAGTGAGGGGATCGAGCTCTGGATGTCACCGTCCAAGAAGGTCCACGCCCGCCGGCAGCGCTGGTACGTCGGCACCAAGGACGAGAAGCCGGTGGTCGCCGACTTCCCGATCATGCTGTGTGGGAGCCGGAAGAACCTGGTGAAGGTCCCTGTCAGCTACGGCGTCGACTGTCTGACCTGTCTGAGCGCGATGGGCACCGGCGCAGCGGAGGCGTCATGAACGGCTGTGCCGGCTGTTTCGCCGTGATGGCGCTGCTGTTCTTCGCCATGTTGGCGATTGGGTTCGTCGCCACCTACTGGGCACCCATTCTCGGGCTCGGTGGTGCCTGGGTGTCCTGGCGCTACGTCCGCAGCTGGTATGCGGGGGTGGACTGATGGCCGCGTGCAAGGTCCGGATGAAGTCCACCGCAGTCCCCCACCACATCCACACCTGTACTGGCAACCACGACGCCGGCTACCACTGGTGCAAGAACTGTGGTCGCTGGTGGTGGAAGAAGGAGGAGAAGTGAACGAGCACACCGCCGAGAATGACGCACCCCGGCATTGGGTGGTCGTTGACCAACAACTCAGGTACTCGTGGCACGTCAAGCCATGCAACTGCGACGACCCCGGCACGCACGCCCGCGTCATTCCGCCCGGTTCGACCGACACCGAGGAGAACGAGTGAACGACGTGCAGAAGACCCACCTCATCGAGCTCGACCAGATGGCGCTGATGATGCTGAAGCAGTTGCGTCTGCACGATGTCGATGAGCCGCCTCAGCCCGACGAGACCAACAGTCGGTTCGAGGCAGAAGAGATGACCGCTCTGCACTACGAGTGGTCCCGTGCGCACCAGGCGATCCGGCTGCTCCTCGGGGTGCAGCTGGTGAACCTGGCTGTGGATCAACAACCAACCATGGAAGGAACGGTATGAACGACTACGACAGTCCCACCCCCAACATCCCGCTGCTGCGGAAGGCAGTGGAGTGGGTGGAGTTCCAGGCCTCGCTCCCGGCGATCGACCGGGAGTGGGACCAGTCCCGCTACATCACCTCGTCCGACCTGAGGGCTCGCATCCTGATCGAGGTGACCCACAACGGGGATGACTTCAGTCAGTACTACCCGCAGCTGGCGGCTATCTCGAACCACTGCGGTACCGCCTACTGCGTGGCCGGGTACATCGGGCAGATGCACGACGAGCGGTACAAGTACGAGGACCAGATCGGTGGTACGCACGTCTCCGCGTACGCCATGGACCTGCTGGGCATCGACGGTGACGATGGCCATGAGCTCTTCATGGGTGACAACACCGCTGCCGACGTGCGTCGGATCGCTGAGCGGATCGCTGGGGAGGCGCTCTAGAAACACCCGAAAAACCCTCTAATATGGTGTATTGAGTGGCATAAATGCCATAAATGTGTCATAATAGAGGTATCGGCGCTTCCGCATGCGCTGATACAGGCGATAGGCCCTCTGCTGATGGGTTCCCCCGGGAACCTTCGGCAGGGGGCCTTTTCGCATGTCCGTACGACATGGATAGGAAGCCATGAACGAGATCAAGGTTCTGAGGACCATCTGGACCTCCTTCGGGAAGGAGCGCCTGACACGGGTGACTCTGCCCAGCGGTGAGGTCAAGACGGCGTGGTACCGGGAGTACAACTACCACCGTCTCATCACCTACGGGGAGGCGCTGGAGGTCGCGTACACCCAGGAGCAGATCCAGGAGGCCATGTCTCACTAGCTCCACCCAGGCCCCCAGTCACATGGCTGGGGGCTTTCGCACGACACAACACAACCATGGAATGAGTAGCTATGACCACGCAGGAAAACCGCTTCATCCCGCCAGCCGTTGCGCAGGCGGACCGCTACAAGAACGGTCCCACCACCGAGGTGAAGGTGACCGACCAGCTCTGGCAGCTCGACGTTCACCAGATCTTCCAGAACTACCACCACCAGGACAGCAAGCTGGTCCTGGAGGAGCAGGTCACCAAGGCCATCCGCAACCTGGAGCGGATGGTCAAGGAGCTCGACAAGAACCTGAAGAACGCCGAGCGCCAGCGCCAGGCCAACTGGATCAAGGTCCAGAGGGCCGAGAAAAGGGTCGAGAAGCTCGAGCGCGACTGCGACCAGGCCGACTCCTACGCCGCGCTCTACCAGGGCGAGCGCGACGACGCCGAGCGCGAGCTCTCCGAGGTGCAGGAGGAGCTCCATGAGGTCAAGGAGCAGTCCTACCTCGAGTTCACCGCCGAGCAGGTCCTCGCTCTCCTCCGCGCCGCCAACAAGGAGGGGTTGGCATGATCAACGCGATCAGCACGCAGATGAAGACCGTCTTCTGCGATGGCAGCACGCACGTCATCAACGGCCCCAAGACCACGGTCAAGAAGCTCCGCAAGGTCCCGGGCAAGATGGACAGGTACGTCCGCAATGGCGTGAAGTCCCAGACCGCGGCGATCATGTACGGAGACGAGCTGCCCAAGGGCGTGTCCCCGGACGCGCACCCGGTCAAGATGATCTTCGAGTCGCGGATGACCCGAACTCTGGACTGGACCGAGATCTGGTCCACCACGCTCATCTGCGAGTGCGGCGAGCGTTTCTCGGGCGAGAAGTTCGACTAGGGGCCATAGCCCGTCACGCATCCCGTTGGACGGCGGGGTGCGTGGCGGAGGGTGACCCCAAGAGCCACCCATGAAGAAGAAGTAGGAAGAAGGGAACATGGCAATCATCAAGTACAAGGTCGTCACGACGTTCTGTGATGACGTGCAGATGGACACCACGCACGACCTTGTAGAAGAGGCCACGAAGGCGTACGCCAACCGTGTGGCCGAGGCGATCGAGCCGACCTCGACTCACCCCCACGCTCGACACGTCCGCAAGATCGAGTTCCTGGCGATCGACGAGCACGACAACGATCTCCAGTACACCTCCGCCGGCCCCTTCGGCTGTGCAGACCGCGAGGCGGTCACTGTATGACCAAGCTCGTACAGCGCCTGCCAGGGGGACGAGAAGGGGTCATGGAGGGCCTCACACTCGAGGTGCTAGCAGAACTGCCGGTGCAGGTCTTGCACCGCGTGGTGAGCCCTGGAGGGGCTCTGGTGCTGCACAGAGGTCAGTTGGTCGTGAAGCCGGACGACGAGGAGTCGGCCCGGTGGATCACCAGCACGCTCAACCATCTCGGGATCCCAGTCGTCTACTGGCCCTGAGCGAGCAGGGCCCCCAGGGAACGGAAACCTGGGGGCCCTGTCCAACCATGAAAGGAACGCGGCCAGCATAGCCGTGTTCATCCAGGTGGGCACCTGCGTCGGGGGACCAGGTGCCCACCTTCTGTATGTGATAGGAAAGGATAGAGATGCCAAAGAACAACACGCAGAATCCGTTCGGCACCCACGTCTTCGTGTGGGATGCAGTCAAGTGCGACTACTGCAGGGCACCCGCCGGCAGTTGGTGTCGGATCAAGAACCGCACCCGGGTCGCTCAGGAGATCCACTCGGTCCGTCGCGTCCAGCAGAGGCAGGCGTACGACGCCTGGGAGCTGGGCCGTGAGCAGGGTCAGAAGGATGTCTCGAAGGCCGTCCAGGGCACCCTCGACCTCTTCCAGGATGTCGTGGCCAAGCTGAGGGCGGTCCAGTAGTGGAGATCGAGATCATCGACGGCCACGAGTTCATCCTCGATGCCGCCCCGGTTCGGCAGGAGCTGGTCCCGCACCAGTGCGTGTGCCTGTTGCGATCCGAGCAGGACGAGAACACGACGGTCACCGACAAGTGCTCCAGGGAAGTCACCAGTCCCGACCAGGCGTTCTGCGACGAGTGCGAGCGGGATGGTCACCACCTGCTCGACACCCAGTTCGGTGACGCCCGCAACCTGCACCGGAAGGGGAAGAACGTTGAGTGACCTCAGCTGGCTCCTCGTCCTGTTGTTCAGCACGGTCTTTGTCGGTACCTGCATGTATCACTTCGGACATGCGATCGGCAGAGAGCAGCAGAAGCTCGACAAGCAGTAACCACCACGAAAGGAACAGATTCATGCAAACCCCCGAGGACCGAGCGGTCCAGAAGGTAGCCAGCGTCGCTCCAGCGACGGTCACCAAGGTCTCCAGGCTGGTCCTGGAGCCCCCGAGGCGGAAGTACAACCGCAGGGAGTCCGCACCTGCACCCGAGCTCCACACGCACATCAAGGTCGTCCCGATGCTCTGGGAAGCCGCTCAGGCTGCCTGCCGGCCCGGGGAGCACCTCGTGATCGTCGATGAGACGACCGTGATCACGGAGTACGACCGATGAGCACCAAGCCGGATGAGGACGACGAGGAAGAGTTCAACGTCGTCGACATGTCCGCCTCCACCCGCCGGGCTTACTACGCCGGACGGGACGCAGGACGGGCCGAGGCTGGCAGCGGCTTGGAGTCGGCTGCCTTCCGCGCGCTCCCCACCGGTAAGCACGGCGGTTCGCAGACCGTCAAGCCGGAGCACACCATCGGCAGCATCGACTACTGCTGGTGCGGCCTACCGTTCGACCACGACTATCCCGGCAAGAACTTCAAGCCACCTCTCCCTCACCCCGACAAGGAACCAGTCACGATGAGTACCCCCAGCAGTACCCCGGATCAGCCCAGGATCGAGCGCAAGCAGCTGCGCGGCTATCACGCCGACGTGGCTGACGTGGTGCTCACCGCCGTCAACCAGTACGGCGTGAAGTACCAGATCAGGGGCAGCAAGATCCTGCTGTACCCGCCTGACGGCACTAACCCGCTGTCGGTCCGCTCGGGCACCAACGAGGGCGAGCGCAAGCGGGTCCAGGGCTGGTTCGTGAAGCACTGCATCCCCGAGGGCACCCCGATCGTGAAGTCCCAGACCGTGGTCGAGGAGGTCAACACCGAGGTGATCAAGGAGCTCGCGGAGACTGTGAACTCCGAGGAGCACCAGCCGCCGGCGGCTAAGAAGGCTCACCCCGAGCCGGAGCCCGCCGACGAGGACGAGCGTGAGACGCCGAAGCTGGACGCTCTCATGGCCTCCGACGAGTGGGTGCCGTACTACACGGGCCGCGGCAAGGGTCACAAGGACAGCGAGGGCACCAAGTCCGAGATCTTCGTGACCAACGGCGTCGACGTGAGGTGCATCGTCGACGGCTGGGTAGGGAAGCCGGCTGGCACCGGCGGTCACACCCGCACCCGGCACCGCCCCACGGACAACATGTGGGGTCCGGCAGCTAGGCAGAAGGCCTTCGAGACCAAGCGCATGAACACGCTCACGGAGAGCGTGACCTCAGTGATCACCCAGCTCCAGGAGGCTGTCGGCATCGAGCCGGCGAAGGTCGACACCGAGCAGCTCGAGAAGGCCCAGTTCGAGCTGAGGAAGGCACAGGAGCAGGTCAAGGCCCTGCGCCTGGAGCTCGCCAAGTCCGGCACCAAGATCGTCGAGCTCGGCACTGAGGTCACCAACCTCAAGGCCAAGGTCGCGCTCCTCCGCGAGGCCTTCACGGCTCTGGAGGAGTAGCAGTACCCCCGCGGCCCCCCACCACATGGTGGGGGGCCATTCGCATGTCTAAGGAGGAAAATGAGCGTCGAACAGCGAACAGCAACAGAGGTAGGTCAGAGCACCCAAGTCGGCTCGAGCAGCCCCCCAGCGGGGTACTTCCTACCCCCGGCTTCGGTGCACGTACCAGCGGTCCGGGCCAAGGTCTCTACCTACGTACCGAAGAAGCTCAGTGCTTGGGATAGATCGCTGGAGATCACGGAGCCCGCCGCAGAGTGGCTGGAGTACAGGCTGCGTCAAGTGGGGCATGGGCCGAACAGTCCCTGGTGGCAGGTAGGTCGCATCGGTGACTGGACCGGGGTGTACGTCATCTACAACCCGGTGGACGGGACCTTGAAGCCCGCATACATCGGCATGTCTGAAAACCTGGGCCGGCGACTGGGTGATTACGCCAATGGCCGAACCCATAGCCATGTCAACCCAGTAGACGTGGTAGTCGCCGAGGCATTGCGGGATCTCACCGACGAGAACCGTGAGGCCTACAAAACCATGCCAGCTGCTGAGCAGCAGGCCTGGCGGAAGTACTGGATGGAAGAGCGCAATCTTCTGGTGCGAGTAGCCCTGGTCGACACCAAGGAGCATGCCCAGATGCTGGAGCAGTTGATGATCCGGTCCTTCGAGGCCGCGGACATCGAGCTCTGGAACAAGCTCAAGTACAAGTCCACCTTCCCCTTCAAGGCATACGCCAAGGAGACCCCGTAGTACCTAGAGAAAGGAACGGAGATGACACCAGAAGAGGTCAAACAGTTCGTCCGCATCAACGAGGGCATGATCCCGGGCTTCATCTGCCCGGTCTGCCAGGCGGTCTACACCGAGCAGATGTGCATCGACCAGGGCTGGTGCTGGGCCTGTCGAGACTTCACCCGAGTGAAGGTGCCGGCGTGACCACCGGCTACGAGGTCCAGATGTACAACGACATCCGGCAGATCGCCCAGAACACCAACCGCATCGCCAACTGCCTGGAGGCGCAGGAGACGCGGGCTCGGGAGCGTCCCCAGATCGACCCCAACTCGCTCGGAGCGATGGCGCTCTGGCGCGAGGAGGTGGCCAGCCACAACTGCACCATCGGGTTCAGCGACTGGCTGGCCTGGCACGAGTCGGACCGGGCCGAGGTGGAAGCGGCCAAGAGCGATGGCTGAGGTCCAGGTTGTCAGCGCGCCGTACTTCGGGTTCCTCGACCCGGACTCCGGGCTCTACTTCGAGTGGGACGGCAAGTCGTCCGAGATCGAGGTGGTTCATCGCGACCTGGGTGCCGATCAGGTCACCCAGACCTTCCAGGTCGCCCCCAGGGCTGGGATCGCCAATGCCAGTGCCGAGCGCTGGATGGAGTGGTTCCAGCTGGTCTGCACCAACTACATCCGACTGAAGGTCGGGGAAGGAGGAACGGAATGAAGGTCAAGCCGATCGTCCTCGGTGGGGTCGTCCTCGCCGTGCTCGGCTGGGTCCTGCTCATGATCTCGTTCTGGCTGCCTGGGATCGCTGGAGAGGCACTCCAGGCCACCGCGCTCGCGCTGGGCCTTCCTGGCCTGGTTACAGCGGTCTGTGGCTATGCGTTCTGGTCCGAGATCGAGGACCACCAGTCGAGGATCGAGCGGACAACCGTCAAGCCGCAGCCACTGCGGTGTACCGACTGCCAGACCAAGGTCCTGAACGCCTCCGGAGCGATTCAGGAAGAGGGCAACTACTACGGCTGGCACCGAGGAAAGGAGATCGTATGACCCCGGAACGCAGGAAGTACATCCTCGATCACCTGGCCAAGGTCACACCTGGTGACAACTGGATCCGGATCCAGACCGCCGAGTTCGACGAGCTCGGTGCTCGGGACTTCTTCCAGGGCTGCTGGGTGGAGTACCTGCGCGACGAGAAGTACTTCACCACCAGGGTGGGTCAGCGGGGCTGGACCAAGGAGGAACGGATCCAGCTCCCCTGGAAGATCACCGCCCCACGCGGTGGCTGGGGTGGCCCGCCCCAGCGGTTCGTGGTGACTAGCAACGCCGCGTACTTCGAGAGCAACTGCACACCAACCAATGAAACGGAGAACACCATGGAACACCACGTCAACCGCGAGGAGATCCTCGAAGGTCTCACGGAGGCCAAGGTCAAGTACCAGGACCTGTACACCAGGTTCAAGGACCTGTACTTCGGTGTGGCCACTGCACGTCTGTCGGCGTACGTCGAGGGCAAGATCCCGCACACCAGCCCCGTCCTCCCCTGCGACGACAAGGGCGTGATCGGGCTCTACCCCGAGCAGTCCGACCGCTACGACGACATGATCCTCGCCATGCAGCTGGACGTGCGCAAGGTCATCGAGATGACCGAGGGCGAGTTCGAGGCCTTCGCCGAGCACAAGGGCGTGGACAACTCCCCGACGCTCACCGAGGCCATCGAGCGTCTGGAGCGTCTCGCATGACCACACCAGACGACGAGGGCGAGTTCATCACTGCCGAGCAGGCCATCTTCGAGACCGAGCTAGCCATGCACGGTCTCACCGACAGCGGCGTGATCGGCAAGCTGGAACAGAGCGAGGCACAGAAGCTCGCCGAGATCCTGTTCGCCGACGAGGAAGGCCTGCCCGACGAGATCCGGCAGTTCTTCGGCTTCCCTGAGGAGGAGTCATGACCACCTCGGTCGGGGACCAGAAGGTTCCGATGATGACCTCGATCAACAACGTCGGGAAGGGCTGGCACACGCTGATCCGCAACCTGGAGGACCAGCTCAACCTGCTGGACGAGAACTTCGAGCTCCAGCAGGTCAAGGAGAAGTTCGGGAGTCTCCGGTACTACGCCGATACCCAGGTCGATCCGGTCCGCGTGCACTTCCACGCGCTGATCTCCACCGCCGAGGAGATGTCCGAGCACATCTGCGAGGAGTGCGGGGAGCCGGGTGAGCTGTACAGCAGCAAGCACGGCTGGCTGAAGACCCTCTGCGCGAAGCACCAGGCCGAGCGGCTGGCTAGCCAGGTGCACTCATGATCCACATCATCGGTGAGGGTCTGTTCGTGGTCGGTCTCACAGTGCTCACCAACATGGCGCTGGAGGCGTACCACATCCGGCGTGCCATGGAAGAAGTGGGTGAGTTCGATGAGTGAGGCGAACCCGTTCATGGCGATGATCCTGGAGACCAACTCCTTCGTCGGTGAGGCCGAGAACATCCAGGACGGCATGAAGCCCCTCCCCGAGCAGCAGGCATGGAGTCCGGGTGACACGGCCATCCTGGCCTCGGCGAACACCGCGCTGGAGACCGACTTCGTGGTGGTCAAGGGTCTGGAGCCGATCGAGTACGAGGAGACCTATCCAGACTGGATGGAGCGGACCCTGATGGAGGACCACGTTCTGTGTGAGATCTTCTCTCGTCAGGACACCGAGAAGTCCATCGGCTGGGTGCATCGTCTGAAGCTGTTGCCGATCAAGAAGTACCGGTACGACGAGCTGCACACCTGGCGCAAGAAGGGCTTCCCGGACGACATTCCCGAGTGGATCCTCAAGATCTACCGGGAGTACACCGACCGGCTGTCCGACCAGGCACCCGACAAGGTGCCGGTGGCGATCACCTGCCCGTTCTGCGGCAAGCGGAATGTGGAGATGGTGGTCACCAGGCATCTCACCTGGACCTGCCGCGCCGGCACCATGAAGTACCAGGGCGAGATGCGGCACCTGCCGGTCAACGACCCAGTGATGTCCTCCGAGCACCAGGCGATCCTGCGCTGCATGGACTGCCACAAGGAGGCCACCATGACCGATGAGGAATGGGTCCTGCCCGACATCAGCAACTAGCTGATACCTCTTCCCGTTGTGTCGCGTATGTGATATAATGGGTAGGTACCCAAGTGCGACGCGCCTGGGTACTGAGCCTCACAGCTCCGATAGCTGTGGGGCTTTTTGCATGTCCGAACGGAACAGAATCGAGGAATGTAGCCATGTCAGCAATGACAGAAGAGCGGGCACCAGTGCCCGATGCGCAGGAGGTGGAGCGGCAGCTCGAGTTCGACACCGCCGTCGCCCAGCGCATGAAGGAAGTCTCGGGTGAGCACCACGAGCAGCAGAAGGGCTGGTTCCGCCGCGCCCTCTCGTGGGTCGGCAACAAGATCAAGCAGGCCTGGAACTGGTTCACCGGCAAGATCAAGCTCGGCGCGAAGTGGATCGCAGAGACCACCCGGAAGATCTGGGGGTCCACGAAGCGCACGGTCAAGCGGGTCTGGGACTGGTCCACCGACAAGGCCAAGCGGGCCTGGTCCTGGATGAAGGACAAGGCCAAGCGGACGTGGGCCTGGACCAAGGTCCACGCCAAGAAGACCTGGGGCTGGCTCACGGTCAACAGCAAGAAGGCCTGGAGCTGGGGCAAGAACGCCTGGCTCGGGGCCAACATCGCTGGTCGGATCGGAGCCGTCGCAGGGCTCGGCATCTTCGGTGGCCTCATCGGATGGCCGCTCCTGATGTTCGCCGGCCTCGGCACCGCTGCCTTCCTGCTGGTCGGCAACACAGCGCCTGCGCAGAGCGCGGAGGAGAAGGCCGATGAGGCCTACGCCGCGACGATCCTGTCGAGGGACGTGTTCCTGGTCAACAAGGACCAGGAGACTGCGCTGAACCAGCTGCTGTTCGAAACGTTGAACGAGCACGGTCGTCTACTCGAGACTGACGGTCTCTCGCAGGCTCAGCACTCGCTCTTCGTCGGTCA